GGCTGGTCAGTCGAGCAAACAGGTACAGAAATACAATTCAAATACAACAATGTTGTGAAGCAAAGGTTATTATCTAACGGCAGCATAGTTGCCGTCGGAGAAGTAACGGCTTATGGCGCAACATCTTAATAATGAAAGGAAAATAATATGGAAAAATTCTTATTTTGGTTGGCAAAGATTTTCAAGATAGATTTGACTGTCGAGAAAATAGTGTACAAAGAAGTACCAAAAATTGTCGAAAAGCAAGTAGCACTCGAAGGAGTGCTCGAAGGTGATGTTACCGTAAAAGGTAATTTGATAGTTGAAGGAAGTTTAACTGTAACAGGCGAAGTGTCTTGTTACAAAATAAGCGGAGGAAAATAATATGGCTTTACCGAGTACAGGAATAACAACGTCGATGGTTGCAAGCGCAATCGGGGCTTCAACAAATGATGTAGGAACATTATGCAAGCATCCGAACATAAATATGATGGCTATAAATAAGCCTACAAAATATCCATCAGTCTCAACCAATGTTTGGCAAACAGGAATCATCAATCAAGATTATTATGATGGGGTAGAAAATTATGGTATTAGAAAGCCATATAGTTTAGTACCTCCAAACGCAACCAAAATAGGACAAGCACCAATATATTCCGTAGGTGCTTTAGGTAATATTAAAAGTCTATGGCAGTATATTAGACCAACAGGAGGTGCTTTATCTCCATATAGATTGGGGGATTTTAGAGGTTATGAACACAGGCAATTGTTATATCCATTTTCAGCAAAAAAAATTCCAATATCAGCTTATCCAACTGCATTAAGAATAGGCAACAATATTATAATAAGTTGTACATTTAGGTATGATAAAGATGATTACAACGGATTATTAGGATTAGACAAGATATTTAAACTAACGTCTGCTACTGGTGCACCTTATTCTGGATTATATTTTGGAGTAGTAGCTAAAACAACGGACAGAAATGGGATTCCGCAATTAGCACCTTGTTTTACAAGTGCATATAGTTTAACAGGGATGGGTAATTATGATTCTAATACAGGTTCAAATTACACAGATTATGTAAGTTTTATTATGCCATTAGATACAAATGTTATTTACGATACATCTGCAGACCCAAGTAAATTCCATATTGGAGAGACTATTGAAATAATACCTGTTGTTGCTGCTTATACCGGTTCAGTAGATAGTTATGGCAACCCTTATATGTATGTATATAGTTTACATAATGAAGTTGATAACATTAGAACAGCTACCTATGATATACCTACTGTTGCTGCTCCTGTAAATAGTGTGCAGATAACTTCAGCATCATTTACTGTTTTAAGAACTGCGGCACAAGGATATGATTCAACATATAATGCGTTCCAATTAAATAATTTAACTATAAATATATCTAAGGCAGCAACTGATGAAGAGATAGAATTTCTTGAAAACATCAGTATATTTCCTACATCATCTGTCAATGTTGCAGAGATTCACGAAGGATTTATAAAAGGCATAAAACCATTACCCTATGGAACAACTACTGCTACCTTAGGCAAATATATTATTACAAATTATGGAAGTGCTCAACCATATAAGCCATATACTATTCTAAGGACTACTGCACCTATCGAGTTAAGCATAGTTATAAGATATAAAAAGTTCGGAAGTCAGGATACTATGTTAGTAATAAAAACTACTGTACCTGCAATTTAACAAAGCCTAACTACGAAAAGTCGAAAGGTGACGATAAGATACAAAAACGGTAATTTCAAAAAAATAGTATGACAACAAAACTAATTAAAAGAACAATTGAAGAAACAACAAACACTGATGGTGAAGTTGTTGAAAAAGTAGTAGCTATCGAGATGGCTTTACTTGATGAGAACGGGAATGAAGTTGGTCGGGTTAACACGAACCAATGGGGCGGTAATTTTAACTTCAACACCGGCAATATGGATGTTGAGGCAGTGAATGAAGCAATTGCAAACATTTTAATTGGACAATATTATGGCAACAAAGAAAATTAATTTAAAAGAACAACAAAAAATGACAAGAAATGAAGCAGTATCGCTTTTTATGCTGATACGTGATATTAAGAACGGAAGCCTTTCGCGGGAAGCGCTTGTTAAGTACGTTATGCTTCGCGTGAAGTTGAAAGCGCTTTACGACGAGTACGAACGCGTTCGGCAAGAAATAAGCGAACAAACGAAGCCAGATGGATGGCAGGAAGGTGATGCGCAAGACGAATGGAACGAAGCTTTTCGTCCGGTAATGGAAGCGTGGCTGAAAGAGCCTGCCGACATCGAAACGAAGATCTTCACTGAAAGCGATTGTGCTGATCTTATAATGAGTAATCCTGACAAGAACGGCACTTTCGTTGATGTCGTTATGGAGTACTTAAAGAAAGATGTAAAAATTGAAGTCGAAAAAAAGAAATGAACACATCGATAAATCGTTAAATGACACATAAAACAGACACGAAGATGGATCACGGACTGAACTATTTCAAGATACTATTTATCGCGATCGGAGGATATATCGGGTTTCTTATAAAAGAGTTTAAGCCTACGTTCCCGCTGATGATCATTGTTATAATCTTCATTTTGTATGACACGTGGACAGCGTATCAGTTGAACAAAAGGGCAAGTGAGCAATATCCCGACAAGGTTAAAAAAGAAAATGCTAAATTCAAAAGCTTTTCGTTCGCGAAGGTAATACGATCAACTATTCCTAAACGATTGATACTTATAATTTTAGCGTATTTGGTTGAGCATTGGGTTTTCGTATACATGGACGTACCTTTGTCATACATTGTTGCAGGAATAATTTGCTTTGAACAGGCGTGGTCTATTCTCGAGAATGAAAGTTCGTGTCGTGGAGAGAATGAAGGCATGTTTTGGCGGTTGCTGCAAAAGATAATGATCGACAAAACAGAGCGGCATTTCGACGTAAATCTCGATGAATTGAAGAATAAAGATGATTCAGAAAAAGAAAATATATGATAGCATTTGAAGAATACGTAAAAGAGAACAAAGAAGAGTTCATTAATAAGGTCATAAAGATTTCAAGTGAACTCGGCATCGATCCTAATTGGTTGATGTTTGTGATGTGGTTTGAAAGCAGATTAAACCCGAAAGCTGTTAATCAGACAAGTATGGCTGCAGGCCTGATACAATTTTTACCATCTACGGCTAAAGCATTAGGTACGACTACGTGGGTTCTACTTTCGATGAACAACGTGCAGCAACTTGACTATGTATTGGCTTATTTAAGGCCGTACAAAGGACGAATGAAAACGTGGGTGGATGTTTATTTGGCAGTGTTTTATCCTGCGGCTATCTGCAAACCGGATTACGTTATAACACGTGATATAGTTGCAAAACAGAACAAAATTTTCGATCTAAACAAAGATTTGGATATAAGCGTTAGAGAAATAGAGACTGTTTTAATGAGTAGGATACCGAAAAAGTACAAACATCTATTTTATTGATCATGAAAAGAAACAAAATACGTAACATTTCAATTCTTATAATTATTCTGTTATCGATAACTGGATGTAAGCCTAAACAGATACTTGTCCCGATTACCGAAACTAAGATAGAGTTTCGCGAACGGTTTCGAGTTGACAGCGTATATAATCGCGACACTTTGATGTTGTTCTCGCAGAACGACACCGTTTATCTTCAATCGATTAAATGGCGTGAGCGATTCAGGATCGACACGGTAAGCGTCGTTAAAGTCGATTCGATACCTTACACGGTTGAGGTCGTGAAAGAGGTAAACAAGTTGACGAAATGGCAACAAATAAGATTGTCGGCCCTAAACATTATTATCGCGATAATAGTAATATACGTTATAATTAAGATAATAGTAATATACGTTAAAATTAAGATAAAATGGTGAGATAATGCTTTAATAAGATTACATAAATCATTTTTGTAGTTAGATTATTTGTTATTCATGAGTAGCGGCAGCCTGCGAAGGTAGCCGTTATTTTTTTATGTACATACAAAAAAAAATTGCCGCTCGTTTCGCAACGAATGGCAACCACGTAAAATTATGCACGTAAAGTTATGAACGTAAATTTTTAAGAATGTCTAATCTATAGTAGTAAATTACACACTACAAAGGTAGTTATTATTTACGCACAAAAACGCGCTTAATGTTAAGATTATGTTAAATACGTGTTAAATCTATGTTAAAAGTGCAAATAAATTTGCAGGTTAAGAAGTAAAGTTGTAAATTTGAAGACAATTAAAAGATAAAATAACAGCTCGAAAGAGCACAAAAAATTAAAGTTATGAAAACAGTAGAATTCAAAGCAGACGAAAGAGTTTACAATCTCAACGTAGTTAAATTAGCTGAATTGTCAATTTCTATTTCAGAAATTATCGATGCAATCGAATGCGAAAAAGTAACAGGTGAATCTGCAAGCGAGTATGGATTTTCAGAAGATGTTATTTCTGCGATGCATAAAATAGATGCTGAATCTATCATACACACTTACAATTTCGGACTCGAAGCAGGTATATACGAAATCGAAGGTACTTACAAAGAGTTTGAAAAGAAAAGCAGGAAGTCAGAACCTGAACTCGTATATGAAGACGAATACAGAAAGTCGATACTTTTTGTAGGTCAAGACAAAAACGCTATTGTATTTTGTGCAAAATAATATTTGTTATAAGTAACCAGGAGGTTGCCGAAAATCCTTTAAAAGAGTAGGCAAAATTTTCTAAAATTTAAAGTTATGAAAACAAGTAAAAAACAATTAATCAAACAGATGCTGAATGACAATTTTAGCTCTTATCCTCAAAGGTATCCGATCGGCGACAATGAGCCATCGGAGGATGCTATTTGTGAGTTGTTCTATTTTATTAAAGAACAATATGAAAATGATGATACCGAAAACAAGGGGTCGATGGATGAATGGTTGAAAATAGCAGTTGACGAATATCTAAGACATTTCGATGATTACTTACAAGAAGAAAAAGTGGGAGAAAACAAGAGGTATATAATGAGTCAAATAAGATACCTGCAAAAAACAAATGAAAAATGAAACAAGAAAACAAAGAGAAATTCATTGATGCCGCTTGTTGGGTAGCCGTTTTATCGGCGGCTGCGTATTTTGTAATACGAATTATCGTTGAACTATTTTAAAATTAAGTAAAAATGAAAACATTAAAATCAATTTCGGGGAGAGAATTTAGAATTTCACCGAACAAAGCAAAAAGAACGTTCACAATTAGGGTGGACGGATCGAAGTACAGAACACTTCAGATGAATAGGGACGAATTTGTTGAGGCCTATTATTGGACAGGTGAAGATTGGCATTACTTCTTGAGAAATACAAACGATTATTACAAAGTGAAGTAAGCGTTATGGAAAAACTATATTGGCAAATTGAGCAATTTTCAGGATCGATGATAAATTTGATGGATGAAGATCAAAAGATTTATTCAGAAAAATTGACTAAAAAACAGTTGGAGAATTTCTTATGCTTAAAATTGAGAGTTGCAAGAAAAGAAGAAAATCCTGATGTAATCGCAAGCGCGATGGTGCTTGTCGGATCAAACAAAATGATTGACACAAGACGAAGCATAAGAGGAGCGACGACAAGATGTTATATGATTGACAACAAATAAAAAAAATTATAACAATGAAAACGATTAAAATAAGTGGAGGGAAAGAAACAGGCAAAACGACGATTGCTAACGAAATAAGAAAGCTATACAATCACTCATATGATTGTCATGTAACGCTAATACCTTCATTTGAAAAAGTTATTGATATAAACAGATTTACTTACAATTCAATTGAAGCAGATGTTGATCTTATCGTAATAGACGGTATCGATGAAGTTTCTGCAAATATGATAATAAAAATATTCAAATACGCAGAGAAAATAAGAATAAATAAAAAATTCAAACAAAGCGTACTTATTGATGTACCTGATTTATTGATAGTAACAAATTAAACAATTAAAACAATGAAAACAAGAGAAGATAGAGCTCTCGAAAATCTGCTAAACAAATATGGCATTGATCCGAATGCCAAGAAAGAAAAACGTGTTTATGTTGATCTTAACACGTTTCAATATCCGATAGGTACGAAAGTGCTTGAAGTTGCAAGTGGATTAATTTCAGAGATAACAAGATTAGACGAAAATCGAGGGATAATACTTAACGTATTAAACAGAGGTGAAGGAAATAATGAAATTGTCGATTGGCAATCAAGTTTTGAAAAACGAATAGAACAAGGTTATTTAAAAATAATTGAATAATTAGAACAATGAAAACAATCAAACAAATGTATGACGAACTAAATGCTGAAGTCATACGGAAGATTAAAGCGAGTGATTTCAAGGTAATGAAAACAGAAAAACATGTGGTTACAATTGAGGTCGAAGGGCTACCGTTCTCGTTTTGGATCGCGAACGGATGGGAATTTCTTGAGAGTAATGGATCATTCGATCATGAGAACGCTGTTACGTTGACGATGACGCGAGAAGACAAGAAAGAAATTTTCAATCTTATCGGGTTATCGGATGAGGATCGTATTAGGATGGAAATCGAAGAACTTCAGGAAAAGATCGATCTTATGAAAATCAAACTCGAAAAAACAGTCGAAAAACATGCAGAAACCGATTAATTTCAGGTAAAAAATAAAAGTAGCGACAAAAAATTTACTATAAAAATTTATCGACTTAACTGTTTATGTTTCAAGCAATAATGAGTAAAAAATAAAAAATAAATTACTTTATATAGAGATATAAATAATAAAAATAATACTATATATAGTTTTCAAATTAAATGCTTATTTTATTATTTTTCTATGAAACATAATCCAGGAGCGCGTTTGAGGCGATAAATCGATTTTTCTGAAATTTATTTTTTGTACTACTGAAAAATAATTGCAAAAAAGTTTGCGAAATAAGAGAAAATGAATTAGATTTGTGAAGTGAATTAATCAGAATAACGAATAATTTAAAAAAATGAACGAAAATGAAAACAACAATTGAAAGTATGATTAAACAATTTAAAGAATTGGCGCTTGAATATGCAGAGCTTTTCGGCAGAGAGCCTTTGCGTGTAGGTATCGATTTGAAATATGGAGAAAAATATGAGGAGAAAATACGTGTGTATTTCAGTCTAGATGGTGAATATTCGATCGAATTCGAAAAAATAGAAGTGAATGAGTGGACGAACAAGATTACAATACCTATGAATTACACTGTTAAAGACCTTAAACGTGTTTACAATGCTGCAAAGAAATATTTAAACGATCAGAAAGATGAAATGGAAGAAAAAAAGAGAAAAAAAATAGAGATCGAAAAAGAGGAATTAAAAAAACAATTAGCCGAATTAGAAAAGTATGAATAACAACTAAAAAAACAAGGTTATGAACGAAGAACAACAAAAACAAAAGAGAGAGATCGTCGAAACCCGTAAAGGCGGGTTCGGAGGGTCAGACGCGAAGATGTTTTACAAGGTAGGACTTAAGGGACTATCTGCATTATCTGACACTGACAAGCGTCGTATTGCAGTAGCGCTCGGCCAGGCCGAGTACATCGAAATACCTGCTACGGAGGCGATGGAGGCTGGGAATGAATTTGAGAGGTGGCTAAGATCAAAATACAGTGAAGAAAATGGATGGGAGAGTAACTACAAGTTAGAAAGTAATTTTATCAAGCCTCGAAACTTCAAAATATTTGCTCACGCAGATTTTTACGACAAAGACAGAAATACTGTAGTTGAAGCGAAATACACATCAACTGATGTAGATACAACTATTAAAGATTACATAGCGCAACTTCAATGGTACTACATGTTAGGAGCAAAAATAGTTTTTCTTACAAAAGGTGATCAAGGCTCTAAATTCGATGCTGATGAGTATAAAGGCTATTATGATCTATTCATCGTACGCGACGACAAGTTTATTGAAATCTTACGAAATGGTATAAAGCTAATAGACGACTTTTGCGACGACTTTATCTATCATGAAAAAGACGAATGGACAACATTCGATTTGATGCCACACGAGCAGGCAGCGGCTGAGGTGATGTTCAACTATCTTTCACAGATAAAAAAGATGGAGGAAGAAGTCGAAAAGCAGAAGGCGATCATGCTTGATTTGATGTTGAAAAACGGAGTTAAGTCGCTTAAAAGCGATGGATACACGTTGACTGTAGTGCCTGAAAGCATTCGATCGACGTTCGACAAGGCTAAATTGCTTAAAGAACATCCTGAAATAAACGAAAGCGATTATTTGAAATCTTCAGTTGTAAAACCGTATCTTAGAATTACACTTAAATGAAAGCAAAAGAAATTATGTTACACGTTTCACGGTCATTAGGCAACTACGAGTTTGCGAAAATGTCAGTTACCTACGAAATCAACGAAGGCGACGATGTAGCCGACTGCTTCAAGTCGGCACAGCTCGAAATTAACGAAGCGTTTGACGCTTTGTTTCCTGATTACAACGCAGTATCGTATGTCGAAAAAAGTTCAGAGATTGATCACGACAATGAAACGACAATAAAAAAGCAACCGCTTATGATCGACGACGACAAGTTTCTGAAGATAAAAAAGCGTATAATGAACGGAACGCTTACGATCGAAGACGTCGAGAAATATTATGAATTAGGAGAACGTGAACGAGAAGTATTAACGACAATCGAAAAACTTAAAGATTTATGAAAACGAAAAATGAAAAAATTTTAGACGCAGCGTGCTGGATAGTAGTAGCAGGTGCAGCGATCTATTTTATAACGATAATAATCGTAGGACTGATAAACAAATTTATCTTATGAAACCGACAAAGACAGAAAAAGCGATGCTGATCGTATCGATCGTAATAGCAATATTGCTGTTTGCTTTAGCGGTGATTGAAGTTATAAGTCTAAAATAATTAATTAATTAACAACTAAACGGCGGGGGCGGGCGTGGGCGCATAATATTATGAAAATAAATAATGTAACAGGTTATTTTGATTGCAGGCAGTTCAAAGCTAACACACCGAAGAGCAATCGCGTGATGATCGAGAACGGAGGACGGATAACGTTTACAGTACCGTTTACTGACGAAGAAATAGAGGAGTATCAAGAAATCAAAGAATTTGCTAAGAAGTCGGAAAAGTCAGGACTTAATTACGTATCATTCAAGATTTTCCCGAAAGCGTGCAGGATGTACACGGCAGCTGCAAAGCAGATCGAATTTCCTGCCAACTCTGTACTTGACGGAGGAAAATTCGAAGTAAATCTCGAATTTAACGTGAAACACGGTGTCGGAACAGAATTGAACGGTTGCTACGTTAACGCGATACAGGTTATTCGGAAAGCCGACAATCCGTTCGATGTAGTCGAAGGAGGCAACGATGATTGGATAAACAGTCCGCAGCAAGCAGATCCGTTTGACGTGAGCGACGATAAGCGTGTGAGTGGAACAACTATCCAGGACGATAAAAAAGTGTCTAAAAACGGCTCTAAAGTGGCAAAAAACGACATCGACGAAAAAGTTGACGATTTGCCGTTCTGAAATTAAGTAACTCGGCAGGCAGGAAAGTTGTCCTGCCTGCCAAATTAAAAATAATTGAAAATATGAAAAAACAGGAATACATTGTAAGACTAACTCAAATCATCGATGAGTTTAACACGCTGAAATTGACGAAAAAGCAGATGGCCGAGAAAATGGCAGAGCGCTACGGTGGAAACGTCAAGTCTCATTATTGGAGAATAGCGAGGCTGAAAGATGGTGAACTGAACATCAGAAAATGAAAGCGAGTTATGAAAAACTATAAGTACGAATTGATGAAAGGATCGAAGCACATCGTTTGCCCGAAATGCGGAAAGAAGACATTCAAGCCTTTTGTGCTGGCTTCAGATGGTAAAACAATAGTTGATGCAGAACGTTACGGTAGATGCGAGAGGGTAAACTCGTGTGGTTACTTTCGTTATCCAGATGGCGACGACAAATACGATTACGACTACACAACACCGACACGGCAACCGATACAAAAGATAACACCTGACTTCGTACCTAAAGAATTCGTTGAAAAAACATTTTGCAGGTTCAAGGAGAACGTGTTATTCATGTATTTGGTCGAGATGTTCGGAATGAATGAGGCGTACAGGCTTCAGGAATTGTATAATATCGGCACTGCGAAAGGCGGAGGCACAATTTTTTGGCAACAGGACAAGGAAGGAAATTTCAGGACAGGTAAAGTTATGTATTACAACAAAGACGGACATCGAAAGAAAGACAAAACAAGCTGGTACATTCACAACAAGGTGAAGGATAATTTCGTGCTACAGCAAGTGTTCTTCGGCGAACATCTTGTAACCGAAGACAAGCCTATTGCGCTTTGCGAGAGCGAGAAAACAGCGATAATGATGAGCGTATTCAGGCCCGAATTCACGTGGATAGCTTCTGGTGGCAGTGAGATGTTGAATGACTACCGTCTCGACAGATTACCTCGTCTCGACATGGTTTATCCTGACAACGGACAATTCAAGAAGTGGCAGGAAAAGACGAAGCTGATAGTCGGCAGGCAGATGGACACAAGTGTTGATCAGGCAGTGAAAGAAGGACGACTAAAAGCAGGGGACGACATTCTCGATCTTGAATTGATCGAAAGAGAATTTGAGATGTATAAGGATAGTGTTATTAAATACGCATAAAAAAGTAATATAATGAAAAATAAAAATAGTCTTAATGAATTTTATGAGGTTGATGAAGTTGAATTTTTAATCGAATTTTTACAAGAAAGAGTAATATATGAAAAATTCAAAAAGAATTATGTAGAAACAGAAGAAGTTATTTTTGTAAATGCAATTGATTTCATAACTTCATCATTTGACTTCAAAAATACAGAAGAAGGTGAAGAATTCTGGAATAAGATAAACGAAGAATGGAAAATTGAATTAGACAAATTCAGAAAAGAATTTATAGAAAAACAACAACAATGAAAACAAATGAAGAAAAAACTAAAACGTTTATAGACAAAATAATTGTAAAAGAAAAAATAAGAGATTTACAATTTGCTTTAAACAGTGTGTGTTATGATGCTGATCTAATACAAAAATTAGAACAAGTATGGGATAAATTTAATTTATTAAAAGAATTAATAGAAAATAGCAATAATGAAAACAGTTAAAATTTCAACAATATTTGAATATCATCCCGATTTCAGCTGGTTTGTGATACCGACGATCGAAGTAGATGTGTTTGAAAGATGTGTAGTACTTTCATGGTTATGTTTTTCGATAACATTTAAAAAAGTAAGATTATGAACAAAAATTCAAACATAAGCAAAAGCGGAAAGATCGTCATGCACCGAAAAAGCGGAAGAATAGGTCGTACATACGACAATGATGAGCCGATTAACGGAAAGATACCTGTTTATTTCGAAACAGACGAAAAGAACGTTTATGAAAGTAGAGCGACACTATGTAATTCATACAACTTAGTTGTTCTCGGATTTATAGATTAAAAAGTTATAGTTATGAAAAACAATTTTATAAGCACAAAAGAACGTTTACCAGAAGTCGGACAACTTGTTTGGTTGTTCGATTCAAAGAGAAAAATTATCTATCTCGGAGAGAGAGCCGTCGTAAATGGTAAGTGGTTGTGGGCTGTATCGTATGACAAACCTTATTTGTTTAAAGACAAAATAACGGCCGATTGTCAAATAGACGACGCTTACGATTTCGATTATTGGGCTGATATTCCTGAAGTGCCTGAAATTAAAAGTAAATAAAAAAGTTATGAATATGAAAACAAATATTTTAGATGACATCGAAGTTCTTTATTTCGATAAAAATGAAAGTAAAATTTTCGGTATAAAATCGGCAGTTTTATGGGGAAGATCAAAATCTGAGAATTATATCTTTCCGCTACTCTATATTTCAAAGCCAAAATGCTTGACAAAAGAAGAATTTTATTCTCTATTAGATAATTTAGAAATAAAATTGAAAACTGTTAAATCATGAAAAAGAACATCGATTTTGAAAAACTAGTCCAAATAATGGACTGGGAACGCTTCGAAGGTGAGACATGGGAAGACGTGTTCATGCGAGAAGTCGGCGACACGACTGCAGTGCCTGACAACCTTATCATCGACGTTGTACATGCTGGCGGGTTGGAGAAGTGGGCACGGCTGCAGAAGCACACAAGCGTTGAGGATTTGGCTGAAGACATTTCACGTATAATGAGAAAAGCGATAAACAGTTCGATCTTGACAGGAAAGAAAAAGGACACGTTCCCGGCGATACGTAATTTCTCTGTTTACTGTAATCGAGTGAATTGCAAAGACGGCGGCGTTGACAATGAAGCACAACGGATTGCCAACGCTGCATGGTACGGAGCGCTGGCACAGATGCACCTGAAAGAGCGTACAGACAAGATGTTTGCGAACAAGCCTGATGAGACACGTTTCAATGAAGCAGTAAAGAAGGTTAAGAGCGTTTGGGGCTTCAGCGATAACGACATAGATGCGTTGAGGTATTTCGTTTGTCAGACACGGCACGAAGGCCACAACCCTTCAATGAATAAGTCTATATACTTGTGGGCTGAAGAAAAGCAAACAGGTAAGACGACAATAGCAAGGGCGATCGTGTCGGTGTTGAACGGCGAGGAAAACATGGACAATGCAGGTAAATATGAAAGCACGTTGGCAAAAGAAATGCAGTACAACGAACATGACATTCCGCTTGCAGCTTCATGCAACGCTGTAATACTTGACGAAAGTATGCCGAAGGACACGTCGAAGGCATACGGTCAGATAAAGCAGATGTTGACAAGCAACTCATGTCAGTACAATCAGAAGTTTAAGGACGTGCGTACTATCTCGGCAAAACGTTTCTATTTCTGTACGTCAAATGAGGACATTGCCGATTTCGTGCAGGACAAAACAGAACGAAGGTTCTATGCTATTCATCTTAATAATCAGCCTGTACAGTTGTCTTTCGATGAGATTTACAAAATTTGGAAAGAGTTCTGCGTGAATGCGACACCGCGCATGGACGATTGGCAGGCGTGGTATAACACGATCGATCATGTTAACGGTCTTGCAAGTGAGGAAATAAATTATCACATAAACCGCTTCAGAGATGATCCGATGATCCTGCAAGTTATTAACAGCGCTGAAGGGACGTATATCACTCCCCCTGTTATCATAAAGGCGGCGATCGAAGGCAAGCCGACGCTTAAAGAGAAGAAGGCTGTTATCGGAGCGTTGGATAAATTAGTAGGTAAGCCTCCTGAAACACGGAGGTCTAAATACAAGCGAAAAGACTTGATCAATGCGATACTTGAGCTTAAGAAAGGCGATGCTTTCGATGAGGATGACGATGAGAAAGACAATTCGATGGATGATTTACCGTTTTAAATTTGTAAGTTATGACTATTCACTACACGGCTATGTTCGAAGGATCGACGATGCGATTTCACGGAGAAGTTTCGTTTAAAGAGGCTTCGGAGGATGATGTTTCAGGTAACGAAGATCGTATCGTTAAAGCATGTAAGCGAAAGCTGGTAACCGATTGTGAAAGATGGGGAGTAGAGACGAAAGAGCTGAAGTCGTTCGAGTGTTACTACTTCGCAGAATCGAAAGAAAATCGAATAATGAAATGGGA